CGACTTCGACACGGTCCGCATGACGATCATACAGCCAAGGCTTGACTGGATCAGCTCGGAAGAGCTGCCACTTAAAGAGCTCAGAGCATGGGCGACTGAGACAGTAGCGCCTCAGGCAGAAAAGGCAGTGGAAGGCTGCGAAGAGCTTGCCTGTGGAGACTGGTGCAGATGGTGTCCCGCGAAAGCAGTATGCAGGGTAAGAGCTGAGGCAAACCTTGAGCTTGCCCGCTTAGACTTCAAGGATCCGCCTCTTCTCACGGAAGAAGAGATCGGCGAAGTACTTACCAAGGCCGGACAGCTTAAGAGCTGGGCGAAGGAAGTCGAGGACTATGTACTTAAGGAAGCACTTGCAGGCAAAAGCTTCGAGGGCTGGAAGCTTGTCGAGGGCAGATCTAACCGCCAGATCGTTGACGACCTTAAGGCAGTCAAGAGGCTCACGGATGCAGGCTTTGACGAGGCTATCCTTTATAAGCCGAAAGAGCTCTACGGCATCACTCAGCTTGAGAAGAATGTCGGCAAGAAGAAGCTCACGGAGGTCTTAGGTGACCTGATCGTGAAGCCTCAGGGTAAACCGGTGCTTGTCCCGGAGTCAGACAAGCGTGAAGCAATCAACAGCCTCGAAGAGGCAAAGAAAGATTTTAAGGAGGACTAAATCATGGCAAGTACAAAAGTAGTTACGGGTAAGGTGCGCTTCTCTTATGCGCAGGTATTTCAGGCAAAGAGCTATCAGGGAGGAGCTGCAAAGTACAGCGTTGTGCTCCTGATCCCGAAGTCAGACAAGGCAACCATTAAGAAGATTAAAGAGGCAATCGCGCAGGCCATGGAGGACGGCGTAAGCAGTAAGTGGGGCGGTAAGAAGCCTAAGAACCTGTGGGATCCTCTCCGTGATGGTGATGAGGAGAAGGCAGACGAGCATCCTGAGTATGCCGGTATGTATTTTATCAATGCCAAAAGCGACAGAAAGCCGGTCATCGTAGACCGTGACCTTAACGAGATCCTTGATCCTGAAGAGTTCTATAGCGGATGCTGGGGACGTGCTTCCATCAACTTCTACCCTTACGACAACACTACCAAGGGAGTAGCGGCAGGTCTTAACCGCTTGCAGAAGTTAAAGGATGACACGCGCTTCGGTGGAGCTTCCGGATCCGTTGAGGAAGATTTTGGCGACGGCTTTGAGGATGACGACGAAGACGACGATTTTTAAGGAGTTGATAGGATGAAGCACAAGGTAATGGGCGTCGATATTGAGACCTACAGCTCCGTTGACCTTACAAAGTCCGGTGTATATCGGTACACCGAGTCGCCGGACTTTGCCATCCTTATCATAGGCTTTAAGTTTGACGACGAGGAAGAAGTCCGACAGGTTGACCTCTTAAGTCCTACGCTTAAGACCAACTACGAAGAAATGAGCAACCTCATGGAGTTTCGGAAGGCGTTATATGATCCGGCAGTGCTTAAGACCGCGTACAATGCACAATTTGAGCGCACCTGTCTGGCTAAATGGTCGGGGCGCGAAATGCCGCCGGAGAACTGGTCGGACACCATGATCTTAGCGCTTGAGCTCGGACTTCCAAGATCGCTGGCAGATGTAGGCATAGCCTTAGGACTTCCGGAGGATAAGCTTAAGGATCCGCAAGGTAAAGCACTTATCAACTTCTTTTCAAAGCCCTGCAAAGCTACGAAGACGAACGGAGGCAGAACCCGCAATATGCCGGAGCACGATCCGGACAAGTGGAACCTATATCTTAGATATAACCGCCAGGATGTTGTCACAGAGCAGGAGATAAGGACGAAGCTTACCGTCTACCCACTGGCTGAGTCGGAGCAGGAGCTCTGGAGCTTAGACCAAAGGATGAACGACAACGGCGTGAGGATTGACGTGCCTATGGTCGAGAAGATCGTAGGATACGACGCGAAACGAAAAGAAGAGCTCATAGCCGAGGCAAAGGAGCTGACGGGGCTTAATAACCCGAACAGCCTGGCACAGCTCAAGCCCTGGCTTAAAGAGCATGGCGCTCCTATGGCGTCGGTAACAAAGGACACGATAGCCGCTGCCCTTGCCGGAGATCTTCCGGAAGATGCAAGGCGGGCGCTTGAGATAAGGACAGCGCTTGGTAAGACCTCGACAGCCAAGTACAGCACGATGCTGGAGGCGGTATGCGAGGACGACAGGCTTAAGGGTATCCTTCAGTTTTATGGAGCCAACCGCTCAGGAAGATGGGCGGGGCGACTGGTGCAGACGCACAACCTGGCAAGAAACTCACTGCCTGATCTTGACCTTGCAAGAGAACTTGCAGAGACCGGAGACTTTGAGACCATGCAGACACTTTTCGGGGAGACCTCTCTGGTCTTCTCTGAGCTTGTAAGGACCGCCTTCATACCATCGGAGGGCTGTCGCTTTATCGTTTCGGACTTCGCAGCCATCGAGGCGCGAGTCATAAGCTGGATATCCGGAGAAGAATGGCGGCTGGATGCTTTCCGGGCTGGCAAGGATATCTACTGCGAGACAGCCTCACAGATGTACCACGTGCCGGTCGTTAAGCACGGAGAGAACGGAGAGTTGAGACAGAAGGGCAAGGTCGCAGAGCTGGCCTGCGGATACCAGGGCGGCGTCGGTGCCATGAAGCAGATGGATAAAGAGGGCAAGATCCCGGAGGAAGAGCTCCAGGGCATCGTGGATCAGTGGAGACTTGCCAACCCTAAAGTAGTGAAGTTGTGGAAAACCTGTGAAAACGCAGCCAAGACCGCAATGAGTGAACACAGAACCGTCCGGATACGGTGCGGCATACAGTTCCAGTACCTCGGCGGCAATCTTTTCATTAAGCTGCCGGGCGGTCGTAAACTCTGCTACTGGGGCGCCAAGATGGGAGAGAACCGCTTCGGGATGCCTTCCATCGTCTACAAGGGAGTCAACCAGACGACGCACAAGTGGTCAGACGTCGAGACCTACGGCGGCAAACTTGTCGAGAATATCGTCCAGGCGACTGCGAGGGACTGTCTGGCTGAGGTAATGAGACGGGTAAGCGCCAAGGGCTACAAGATAGTGATGCACGTCCACGATGAGATCATCGTCGATGTACCCAGGGAGGATACAGACGCGCCGGCTATCATAACGCAGCTCATGGCTGAGCCGATAGCCTGGGCGGAAGATCTGCCGCTTAAGGGTGACACCTACGAAACTGATTTTTATAAAAAAGACTAAGGAGGAAAGCCAATGGGCGCAAATTATATAAAAGCCAAATTTGAGGAAGACAATGAAGCCTTCAAGGTCAGAAGGTTAAGAGATATAACAGAGGAACAGTTCAAGATGGCCTGCGTAGCAGCCATGACAGAAAAGCAGGAGATCAGATGCTTCGCCGGGATACCATCAAGTAATGAATACGTACTATACGCCGGAAAAGGAAAGTCCTTAGTAAGAGTCAGATCCTGGAGCGGAATGCTGTCACTTCATATCGTATCTGAAGGTGGTACCTGGATAGACAGCTCACATATAGAAGGACCGGGAGCTGAGGAAGTATTAGACGAAGCCTGGAGAAGGTTCTTAAGGGCAAAGCCTTTTATAAATAAGACTTTTGACAAATCATTTAAGCCGGCTGAAATAGATATGACCTCTGCTAATAATACAGAATGGGCTAATGTAACAGCCAAATTCTTTGAACTCATGAACGACTATTTTAAAGAGGTAAGCACGGATGAATAAGGATATTAACAAGACGCTTAAGACTCTTGTGCCAGTACTTCGGATGAACGGCGAAAGAGTAAAGAGCATAGAGGCAGTACAGAACTGGTATCACTTAGACGGCAGGGAATACATGAAGGAAGTCGCAGAGATAACCTACGATAACGGCTATCAGGCATATGCGGATATTGGAGCAGATGCGAACCTTACCGCTTGTTATGACATTCTCGCTGTTATTCAGGATATTAAACCGAAGAGCTCGAAGATAGAGAGGATCGTGAGAGGTATCTATGATAGAAAATGATTTTCTGATTATTACCTATAACACTTCCGGAGGGCATGGCCAGATTAGGCTATACCTTCCGGAGGTATATAAAAGACCAAGCATCACCTGGACCAATAAACTTTTTAAGGTATTAAAGAACACCGACGCAGATCTTGATGAGATAAAGACTTCTCTCTGGGAGTGGCTTGAGGCAAAATTCCACGACGGCTCTCATCCGGATCCGGAAGACGAAGAGTGGAAAAAGGATATGGCCAAAAGCTATGCAGATGCGCGTCAGATAGCTGCGGATCTTATTCCGAAGATACAAAATAACGAGATCGCGGTTAAGCGGATGGCGGATGCCTGCAAAGGACTTCCTAAGAAAGCGCCTCAAAGAGAAATGCTTAAAAAAGCCAGGGAAGAGCTCAAAGGTCTTAAGGATAAGCAAAAGGCCCATGAACGTAAGGCTAAAGATATCCTTCGCTTCTATGAAGAAAATAAAAGGGACTATGAGAAATGGCTTAAACTTATAGCCCTGGTTGCAGGAGGTAATTAAATGAGAGCAATAGAGACATATTATAACGGGTACCGCTTCAGGAGCAGACTTGAAGCACGCTGGGCGGTATTTTTCGACAGTCTCCACGTTAAATATGAATATGAACCGGAGGGCTTTGAGCTTCCGGACGGTAGCAGATATCTGCCAGACTTCAGGGTAAAATGCTTCGGGAAAAGAGGAGACAGAGACCAGAAGCCTTTTGATTTATGGATAGAAGTAAAGGGCAAAATGTCTGCAAAGGACGCTAATAAGATAAGACAGTTCACCGGAATGACAAAAGAGGGAAGACCTATTAAGAATCCGCTGCTTATCGTTAACTGCATACCGGATAGAGGGCATAGCAGTGGCTTCGATCTTGGCTCAAGGAGCATGGACGGCTCTGGGCTGTGTCCGTTTAACTATGAAACCATAGACCATGATTATTTTGGCGCATATCCGGCAGCTCATAACGGCCGCTTTTACCTCTGGGGAGATGATGGCAACTATATAAACGGGGATGATGTCGATGCGGTAGAAGCTGCTTACGATAAAGCGCGTCAGGCAAGATTTGAATGGGGGGATCGTTAAATGGCAGCACAGTTAAAAGTACTTCCGGGAGTAAAGCCTGTCAAAGTAAAGCACGACGGCAAAGTGGCTATATCTACCGGAGGCAGCAGATTTGAAAAGAAGTGGCGTAACCAGGAGATAGAATGGTCCGCACTTGTGGCTCGCTTGAGTAAGTCCCTTCAGACTAAAGAGACCTATGAAGAATATGTTAAATGGGGAAAGAGCAAAGCCACGAAGGAAAAGCAGGACAATGTTAAGGATGTCGGCGGCTTTGTCGGCGGATACGTGCCGGGCGGCAGACGACTTAAGGGTGTGGTTAAGGAAAGACAGCTCATAACGCTCGATGCGGATCACATGAAGGAAGGCGAAAGCCTGGATGATAAGATGCTTGAAATTGACGGGCTCGACGTTGGCTTTGTGGTTTATTCCACGCACAAGAACACACCAAAAGCTCCAAGGCAGAGACTCATCATCCCTATGACAAGGATAGTATCTGCGGACGAATACGAGGCTATAGCCAGGAAGATTGCAGACAAGATCGGCATCGATCTATTCGACGATTCAACGTATGAAGCTCACAGGCTTATGTACTGGCCTTCGCATAGCTTCGACGCTGAGCCGTTCTTTTACTTTTTTGATGCGGAGTTCCTGGACCCGGATAAGATCTTAAGCGAATACCCTGACTGGACTGATACGAGCTTTTGGGCTTACTCCTCAAGAGTAACTGAGATTAAGAAGCGTGAGATGGATAAGGCCGGTGATCCTTTTGAAAAGCCCGGCGTTATTGGCGCGTTCAATAGAGCTCATCCAATACGCGAAGTGTTAGAGACCACGCTTGCCGATGTATATACGCCTTGCGCATCGCCGGACAGATTTACTTATATAGAAGGCTCAACCTCTGCCGGACTTGTGCTCTATGAGGAT